AATATTTTATTGTTATTTTTAGACGCAGGAATTGTAAATGATTTTGTAAACGCAGTAAATATTTTAGAAACGTCTTTTATATTCTGAATTGAATCTGTTAAAGAAACACTTTCATCTTTAAATAATTCCAACCTTTGCCCCTCAATATATAGTTGTATTTGTTGCATCTATCTAATGTTATTTATAGTATCAAATGAATTTTCAAAGTCTATTGTGTACTCTACTAACTTGTCGTTTAAAGACGTCTTATAAATCTTACTACTTGTTTTCACATTTATAGGTTTAGTAAAATTTGATTTAGTATTCCATACTTGCTCTGACAATAATAATTGTTTTAACGTTTCGTTATAGCCCTCATTTAAAAAGCCCGAACTCAAAGAAATAGATTCGTTTGCGTTGATATTAAAATCTCTGTTTACGTGGTTTGTGTTGTCGTATGAATTACCAAACGTTAAGATATTACTCTTATAAGAATCTTTATTTACGTTTATTGTTTCTACGTGTTTCTTTAAAAAATGCATATTCTCTAACACTCCGAACTTGTTTAGAAAAGTTACCTTAGATGGTGTTTGTTTACATTCACTTATAACACTAAGTTTTATTGTTTCCGTTCTATTGTCATCTACAACAACAATGCTAGTCAAGTCGCCAATATCAAAGATATTAAAGTATTCTATTTGCTCGTCGCTTTCATCTGAAGACGTGTAGGATTGAGTTTTTACAACCGTTGAGCCATTGTATAAAGTTACAGTAGGATTACTCTTAACATAGATTGGTAAATTATAAGAGTCCTCTCTCAATAATATTAGGTTTCTATTGCTAATTAATATCGAACTGTGTTCGACGTTAAATGCTGAGTTCTCAAAATAAGAGTAAGAGTCTAAAGCTAAATTTGTTTCTGGTGATGCTGCTATTTCGGCATCATTAGAGTTGTAAGCTTTCAAATCTAACTTAGCCCAAACAACCGAATTACCAGAGTCACTTGCCGTTATAATAAACCTAGAGTAACCATCTTCTACTTGGTTTTCTATACCATCTTGAAGGATGCTAGAAAAACTAAACTTAACTCCTATAAAATCCCTAATCAATTCAGAAACTTCGAAACTGACTTTAGTTATTCCAGACAATGTATTCTTTTTTAAATAATATTTTTCTTCACTTGGTGGTGTGTTTTTGTCGCCTTCCCAAACGTATATTTTTAATTCAGCGTAAGAGATGTTTTCGTCTTCAATAGAAACGAAATACGGACTTCTTGTATTAATTGCCATTCTTTAAATTGTCTTTTGTTGTTGTTAATAATAACGCCTCAACATCTAATCTAAACGCTTTTACAATATCTTTATCTAGTCTTTCAAATGCTTTGTTAAATGGCTTAGTGAAAAACATACTAGGTTTTATACCCTTTCTTTTAATAACATTTGCCAACATATAACCCGTCTGTTCGTGTGTTACATATCGACCTTTCTTATTTCTAAATTGTACTCCTTTACGCTTTGCCCAATTTTGAAATGTCTTAGTATGATATTCAACACCTACCAAATTCGAACTCTTTTTATAAGAGAAGTTATCTAAAGACTTACCGCTCTTTGTACCCTTGACGCCTCTATCTTGAAATACTAAATAGTCCTCCATTAAAAACTCCAAGCCAAAACTATTAGGGCTTACGTTTAAATCATATTTTAAACTATTGTACCCAGCCTTTGTGTCATTCTTTTTAGTCTTACTAAGGTTTGACCTTGACTGTTGAATAACATACTTACCAAATTTGTTTAGTTCTTCTTGTACGTTCTTTAACATATCCACACATCGTTTTGCACTACAACCTCAAAACTCAATGCCCAACCTGCTACCTCATTTTCGAATCTATCATAAAAAGGTTCAAACGATGGTGTACCCTCTAGTTGGTATTTCTCTTGGTGTAAATCTCCTCCTCTTAATACTTGAACTAACTTATTAAGTACTACCAATTGAGTGTTTAAAATATCTTGCTCGTTGTTATTACCTACAAAAATATCTACAGTTTCTTCTTTAGAAATATCTACTACATCCATAGCTAAAACAGACATTGAGAACGTTAATACTTGGTCATTGTTTGTTACATTGTTAACCATTAAATGTGAGATAGGGTACATAGATTGCTTAGACAAATCAATTCGTGCAATGTCGCCCGTTGTAACCGTGTTCACATTTGGGTCTGCCAATAATTGGTCTTTAATCTTTTGCGTTACTGAATAAAATCCCTCCATTTAAAACTTATTTTTTATATTTTGTGCTTCCATTTCTGCTAACTCTTTCTTAAACGATAACATCGTAAAACATTGATGTATATTTAATTTAGTGATATCTTCAAATCTTTGAACATCTCCGTTAGCGAGACTAAAAATTGATTGATACCAATTCCATTTTGCTCCGAAGTTAGCAGACTTTGAATAGCCTCTCTCTCCTCCTGACTTGCTGAATAAAGAATCGTATCCCTCGACAACTCCGTTCCTAAATTGTAGAAAAAAAAAAGGCTTCCAAGTACTGCACTCATTGGCATATCTTTCATTGTTTCAGGGTTTGATACATCGTACTCCTCAATGTTATATTTACCCGACCCGCTATCTTTTATAGGTCTGTAAAGTACATTCATTGCTACGTGCATCTCATCCCATTTACCAGCGTTATTATCTAAGTCAATATATTCACCTAAAGACATTTCGTCTAGGTCAGGAATGAAGCCATAGTTAATATCTTTCATTGTAAACCTTTCCACGTGTTCGGGTGTAGTGTTTAGCAATTCATTTAGTATATCTAGTATTGCTGTAACGCTTGACATTCTAAGCTTGTACGATTCACTTAAAGGAATCCCACAAAATATCTCAATCATTTTAGCATCCAAGAAATTACCGTCAGGGTTGTTTTCCTGAATGGTTATAAACTTTTGATATTGTCCTAGAGTTATTTCGTCTAATGATGTGGGTACGTTAATTTCAATCTTCATATTTATATAATACTATTTTGTTAATGTTTTATAAAAAAACCCTTACAATTTTCATAAGCCTTTGTAAGTAGATATAAATGTTGCGTTTTTACTTGTGCTATTCTAATCTCTTTATTTGTTCGATGGTGTATAAAACACTCTACAGTCGCAACCATTGTTTTAATGTCCATTATCTTATAAAGTATTTACCTTTGTTTGGTGTCTTTAATTGTGAAGTGATGGCATATCTTGCAGCATCTATGCAATGATTAAAAGCATCAATAGGTTTGTTTATAGTATTCCCTTCTCTATCTTTAATCCAACTATACGACTGCAACTCTTTTATTAGGTTTATGCTTCGACTTGTTATGTATATCTTATTTTGATTAATGAGATTAATGCCATAGACAATCGAATCCTTTCCTTTTGTACACGATAAAATGTTATGCCCTAATATTCTCAACTCTGCAATTGATTTAGGCTCTGCACTATCTGCATACGTTATCGAATTTATATCGTTTGTTCTTAATAGGTTTGATATGTCAGAATTCAATAGTTTTTTTTGATATATCACTTCATCGAATATGTAAGAATCGTTGTACTTATACAATCCTATCAAAGTTGTAGGGTCATTTGAATAGCCAAAATCCATCCCATAACATAAAAGCCTTGCTTCTGCTGGTAACTTTATTTCTTCCCAACTAGGAATACAAACACCCTCTAAAGAACCCACCTTACCAAGTCCATACACTTGCCACCAATTGTGCCAATAAGCCGAGTCCTTAGCTTTATCCCTTGCACTCTCGATGTCATCTACAATCGTTTGAGGTAGTGCCTCGTTGTCTAAATAAGTTAGTGTTATAAATTCTGCATCGTCTTGCGTTGCTACTTCTTTATGCGCCCAAAAGTTGGCGGTTGGGTTGAAGTCAATCCAAATGTCTCCTGACGTTCTAATAGCTAATTGATTGTATGCTTCAAAAGGTATGTTGTTCGCTTCATTAACATACAGAACGTGTCTTCTTGCACCTCTTAGTTTGTCGGGTTGCTCTACACTAAAGAATTCAATATAAGAACCATTTGTAAAAGTGTATTTAAGTGCTGACCTATTCCATTGACCATCTCGATACCGACCCGTTGATATCATTATCTTTAAAAAGTCTTTCATTGCACCACGCCTAAGATGCGGTATTGACTCTGACACAACACTTGTTTCTAGCATTGGTGTTCTAATAGCTCTATCAATAAGGATAGGAAGTATGCCAAAGGTTTTACCCGCTGACGTACCTCCTTGTATTACTTTCTTACGTTTTGTAAGTGCGTGTAATTTCTTTATTGCAGTTGTGCTTTGAAACATTTATAAATCAAATAAGGGTTGCTCTGATGTAATTGAAATGTCTTTTGTTTCTTTTGGTTTACCCGCATAGTAATTATAAAACATTTGTACGTATTTAAAATCTCCGTTCTCTATTCCTTTTTCTAACGCTTCAAATGCTTTAGGTTCTAAAGGTGTTAGACGTTCAATCATTTGCACCTCTTCGCTCTTTGATTTACGACCTGCGTTCTTATTACCTCCGTTGTTTTTTCTTTTATCTTCCATAATCAAATAAAATCATTAATGATTCCTTATAGTTATATAATAGATATATTACTATATTTTATTAAAGTTCTATGATTATTTTAAAAGACCTTGCAGAAAGTTTTTAGCATTACCAATAACCACCGCATCGTCTAAACTAAAAGCACCTTGTTTTGTTGCTATTTCAACGGATTGAATTATAATACTTAAAGCCCTTTGTTGCTCTTCGCTTAACACTTCTTTTACTTCGTCTACTTTCTTAATTACTTTCGTCATTTTATTTATATTTAATTATTTATTCTCTGAACTCTTTTTAATAGCTGTAACAATAGCCTGTATCTCTAAAGCTAATTTATACGTCATCTTTTCTAAGAGTGCTAATCGTTCGTTAACTGTGTACTTTTTATTTTTCATATATTTTATTTTAAAACCCTTACCAACACTCATCTGTACTACGCCCTAATTTAGTAGCTGACTTTAATTGGCAAGGAGTTTGTTATCTAAATCTAATATCCATTGACGCAATATACTTTTATTACAAGTACAAGGCTCTTTATAAGCGTGATTAAAGTGTTTTGAATGAAGTACACACATTATCTTAAAGTGTTCGTTAGAAAGCTTACTAACTATCTTAGCACGTACATCTCCCCACAATCTCACATCTTCTACCATAACTCTATATCATTTAAAGTATCTCTTCTTTCATCACACTTACAGTCGTCACCCCATATCTTTTTTACAAGCCATTTAATACCCGTGTATGTTGTTATCAATTCTATTAGGTTACCTAGTTTCATTTTTCTTTTTTCTTTAGTAACACTATACAAACGAGCATAGCACAAACGCAATAAACTATTAAGTTATTCATTATAACAATTCTTTTAGTTGTTGTTTAACTTTTCTATATGTATTATATAGACTATGGTAACTTATACCTGTCTTCTTATGTAGTTCCGTTATAGAGTAATCATATTGTATTAAATTATAAATCTTTTTATCATACCAATGCATATTATCTAAGGCATCTAGTATTTTATTATTAGCTATTTCAAAATCTATAGGCTCGGGAGATTCTAGGAACTTCACAGAATCGTAAGACCTTGTTAGTTCGTGTTTCTCTTCGTGGTCAAAGCTTTCATTAATAGGTACGTGGTTCTCTTTTGTTTGTCTATTCTTTAATTGTAGAAAAGATGTCTTTAGAGTTCTATAGATATAAAAATAATTTACACTATCTCCATAACTAATGTCTAATCCTTTGTTAAGCATCTTTCCGATAATACAATACATATCACCTACAATGTCTTGAGCTTCTTCTTTAGAGCATCCAAACTTCTTGGTGGTATTAATCCATTTAGAATGGTCTTGGAATACTTTCTCTAACATAGTTTTCATAACGTAAAGGTAATAATAATAGACTTACTATAATATAATACTTAATAACAATATATTATATATACTATTATTGTAAAGTAAGTGTAAAGTACTTTACAAAAAAGTGTAAAGTGTTTTGAGGGTTGTTTGTAATGGTAGCGAGTGTTACAACGTTTTAGAGTGTAAAGTTTACACTTTTTAAATATATTTTTAGAAAAAAATTAAAATAAAAATATTAATTTATATAGGTGTAAAGTGTAAAGTACTTTACAAATATGAGTTAAAGGCTGTGAAAATCAACACGTTACGACTAAAAAAAGTGTAAACTCGACTTTACAAACGCTTTACACTTTACAGTTTACTTTACATTAATATGTTAAAGTTATGTTAAAATATCACAAAAGTAGTTTCAGAACTAAAATGATGTTGTATCTTTGAGTATAATTAAAAACGATATATTATGACAACTACTCAAAAAATACAATTAGCAGACGATATTAGAAATTCAGTATCTACAAGAAGTTTTACAAGCAGAGGTAGAAAAATAGAAATGGAAATTCCTTATAGTGAAGATTTGCATCATTCAAGTAACTTAGCAATATATTGCTCAGACCAAATTTATTTTGTTGCACAACATTGTAATGAATCATTACTAATTAAATGGGCGAAAGAATTAAATTTAATTAAATAAAAACAAACGGGGTGTAAAAACCCCTATAAAACAAACAATATGAAACTAATTAAAAGAGCAGTAAACAAGATTTTTAGCACAAAGCAAGTAGTTAACGTTGTAATTTTGTCAACAGGCATCATTTGCCTACATTATTCAGACGGAAGTATAACAGCAAATTAAAACATTATGAGTACAAAATTTGCAATAATAATACCAGCAACAGAAGAAATAGTAGAGGTAGCATTTAGAAGCAACGGTATTCGATTTACAAACCCATTAGCACATCTACTTCCAAACGAAACAAAAGTAGTGCCATTAGACAATACAGCACAAGGAATTTACACAATAGAAGATATTAAAAACAAATTATGAAAGAAAGATTAGAAGCATTAAAACAATACGCAAACGCAAACGACAACTGGTGGTTATCTAGTAAGTTAGACCTATTAGAAACAGAAATAAGAATAGCAATATTAGACGCAAAGACGGAGGTTTATAAAGAAATCATCAAACAACGTGATGAGCAATAAAGAATTTACTATCTTGCTTAATAGCGAGGAGCCATTTAGACAAGGCGGTATGCTTAGTTTATTTATTTCTGATAGCATAGCATACCTTAGTATTATATACGACCTTAGAAACGATGTATTTGTAGAGTTCGATATAGATATGGGTAACAGAGAAACACCAACAGACGAACAATTAGAATTAACACGTAAATATTTAAAA